ATATTGGGGGTTGGAATAATACTCATATGTTTTTAGTATCTACAGTTTGCACATGGGATGGCGATAAGGGCACTATTTACATTGATAAGTCAGTAGATACTTTGAACAAAGGTAATGTAGAAGTAAAGCCTATCCGCCAACTTAAATATGATTTAGATTCTCATATAGAAACAGGTGGAAAATTATTAGGTCACAATATTATATCATTTGATTTACCTATATTAAAAAATGCATTGGATATATATTGCATAAAAAAATATTTAGATGAAAAAGCATACATTGATACTAGTTTATATCTTAATAAAACGCATGGTGAAAGATTTAGTCTATCTAATTTAGTTCAAAACACATTAGGAGTAGATAAATTAATGAATAGTGAAGATGCTCCGGTTGTTTGGAAAGCAGGAGGTTATGAAGAGGTAGCAAAATATTGTTTGAAAGATTGTGAATTAGTATATGATTTATGGAAGTATGGTCAAGATTTAGATTTTGTAAAAGGTTTTTCTCTTAATCAAGAAAAAATAATAAAATTAGAGGTAAGGTGGTAAATATGGAAACAATGGAAATAATAGTCTGGTTCATTTTTATATTAGTAATTTCATTATTATTCTTTGCTGCATTTGGAAACTCAAAGTATTCCGAATCATCAATAGAAGAATATATGCAAAAATTAATAGATGAAGAGGCTAAAGGAAATGGCCCTTCGTGAACAATGTATTAATTGTGGATTATATACAATCCCCAAACGAATACATGGTATATACATAGGCTCGACGCAATCCGTTAAAATATGGGAATGTAGAGAATGTTTTTCTTTGTGGTCGGATAAGACTAATCTTCAAATGATTAGTTGAATCCGGCTGCAAAAATTTTTTTATTTTTATTCTATTTATTTATCATTTTAAGAATATTTATATTCCTTTTTAGGCAATTAAAATATGTTTTTTTTAAAAAAATAATAATAATTTTCTATGCTCACTACCCCATCTTATCCAACATAGGATGCCCTGAATGAGCCATACGAGGGTGCATAGCCGCTACCCCCCGCCTTGACGGTTCTTTGGGCCAACAACCAATAAAACGGGCTCAAAACACGCCTTTCTTGGTATAACATATTACCCCACATTCTTTGGAGGTTTATATACCCTCGCTGCACAAAACTTACAGTTGATATTTTAAGACAATTAACTATCAATAGCATCAGTGAAACCATCTAAAGTTTTCAAATGAAGATAACATTGTTTCAGTAAATTATATTGTGTCTTAGCATTACCAATGTTTAATGTGGTTGAGAAACTCATTCCACCAAAGGGGTGTTCTCCCGCTTCTTTTGCCTCTTCATTCTTATAAAGTTTAACAGTATAACTTACATTAACTCCTTCATCGTTTTCCATGTTATCAAAAGATGCTCTCGCAATCTTTGCATATACATTTTCTAGGGTTATTCCTAATTTTTCTATTTCATGTGTTATTTCTAAAGCCATTTTTTTCACTCCATCCATTCCGGTTTAATAGGATTGTTAGCGATTGCCTCATCTACAGTATCGTAGTCCGTAGTCCAATCTCTAAGTGCTTGTCTGTATATAGTGAGCGCGGTTTTCTGTTCATCGGTTAATCCTCTATCAGGTAGCATCCATGAATCACTTTCAAATAGCGCGATATTTCGGTCAGCGCGAATAGCATCCCAATTGTCATCTATTGTTATTTCTTCTTTTAATGTTCCATCAGAATTAAACACTTGTATTGTTGTCATGTTAATCAGTAATTCCCGCTTGCAGAAGAGAATCCAAAGTGAACCTTTGGTAGATAGTTGCTATCTCTTCTAGTTAATCCATTTGCTGTGCCACCTGACCCGTTATCCATCCCATTACTAGGTAAGTTATTAGCAGCAGTTTGTCCATTATATCCACATTGTGCAGGAGTATTCAAGTTGCCACTACTGTCAGCCATAGGAAGGAAGCAACCTGCACCCATTGTATTAGTGCCCTGCGCTCTAATTGTGGCATAGTTGCTATTTGCCCACACGAATCCCATGAAGTAATGCTTACTAGGGTCTAAGGTGGTAGATGCAGACCATTGAACTACTTTATTACCATTTGATGAGCAATCAATTGTTCCACTACATAGCAGCGTATCAGGATAATACCCACCACTATATGCTGATTGTTGTGCCGAGTAGATACCAAGTTTCAATGATGCTCCCGCTACAGAACTGCTAACATACACTCCACCATACTGTGTATCGCCTCCTTGATAAGACCACATAGGAAGGTAATGCACTTGAGTCCAACCACTAAAATTGTTTGTAGAAGAACCTCTAGCGTGCATATTCGGTTGAATCCAAACATAATTAGATGAAGTGCCGGAACTAGCACCATACACTTGCCCCCACATATCGTAGATTGATTGTGGTGTTGCGCTAACTGCCGACCAAGTAGTTGAACCATCTGTTTGTGCTGTTAGAACACGGTTATTTGCTCCTGTTACTGTGGTTGGAAGAGTGTATGCTTCATTAACTGTAACCGCACCATCTTCTAATTCTAGCACGATTTCTTGAGTCCCTGCAACCATTGTTTTAAACTCTAAAATACCATCATTTGTTCCACTTGTTACATCTTTTGCTATTGCCTTAATTGCAGCATAAGTGCGTTCTCCCCCTGCACTATCTTCACCGTTAAATCCTATGTTACCCAAAACGTCATTATCTGCTGGTGAAGCACTATCCCTGTATAATTTTAAAGTTGGGCCAGCATTAGCATCATCATCTCCATCAATAAGAAGTAATGTTGGGCCTGTTACATTAGCATCATCTCTTGATACTGTTAACATACCTGTAGTTACAGGAGAAGTTAATGCGCCAATATTAATTTTACCTGCTGAATCACCTGTAATCCAAACAGGAGAACCATCTCCTGATGATATGGATAATTGGTCTGAACCTGTTGCACTCGCTACATCAGCCTTTCCAATTATTACATTATTTGAGCCGCTAGAAATGTTATCCCCTGCTTGATACCCAATAGCGATATTATTAGAGCCATCTCTAAGATTATCTAATGCTTCATAACCAAAACCAGAATTACCTGCTCCTGAACTTACTAAATATCCTGATTTATACCCTGTAAAAGTATTGTTACCCCCACTAATAGCACCAACACCCCCATACATTGATTTTGTGCCTATTGCTGTATTAGCAGAACCTGAACCTGCACCCGCAGTTGAGCGTAATGCTTGATAACCTACTGCAACAGCATTAGCACCTGTTTGATTATATGCAGTTGTAGCCCCAACATAAGTTGAATTAGTCCCACCCTTATACCCTGCTTGATAACCAACTGCTACTGTATAATCGTGAACTGTAGGAGTATTACCCCACCAAAACCCTGCTTCAGCACCTATTGCAGTTGTAAAGTCCATATCACCGCCAAAGAACGCAACATTTCTTCCCACCGCTACATTGAAGTTACCTGTAATGCTTTTACCAGCACCCATACCTACACCCGTATTATGTGTGCCTGTTGCTCCATAACCTGATTGATACCCCAAATAAGTGCATTCTATTTGAGTTGTTATAGCATTGGCTGATTGATGACCTATTGCAGTTAAGTTGCTAGCACTTGTTACTGCTGTGCCTGCTTCATATCCTATGGCAATTAGGTTACTTTGAGTTGTTACAGCATCTAAACTAGAAGTTCCTATACCTATATTTCTATGTCCTGTTGTAACTTCTTTTATTGCCCCATAACCCACACCAATGTTATCAAGACCTGTTGTAATCTCTTTTGCTGTCCAACCACCAATACCTATGTTATTATCACCGGTAGAAATTGACCTCATAGTGAATGAACCTAAGCCAATGTTGTAATTTCCACCATTGAAATTACCTACACCCATACAACTTGCGCCAATTCCAATGTTATGACTAGCACCCGTTACAATGGTTGTTCCCGCTTCTGAACCGATAAGAATGTTAGCAGTTGAATCGGTTATTCCTGTTCCCGCTTTTGCACCAAAGCAAGTATTACCGCTACCTGTGGTAATTGAATCAAGTGCGGTTGAACCAACTGAAGTATTGTAAGTTGCATTATCGTGGGTAACAGTATTTCCATAGTATTGTGAAAAGTTCGCTGCGATATTTACATCTGATAAACCATCTAATTCAGTAGCACCACCACTAACAGTAGCCCAAGTGTTATCACCCCTAAGATATGTTGAACTTGATGCTGTTCCTGTTGCTGATAATTCAGCAAGTCCTATTGCATCATCAGTCATGTGAGCATTTGTTATGTTATTATTCTGTATCTTATTTCCTGATACTGCATAGTTCTCTAATTGAGTTTCTGAGATAGCACCGTTAGCCATCATAGCCTGAGTTACAGTATCATTTGGTAGTGCTAGTGTTCCTGAAACACTTAATCCATTAGCAATCGTTACGACTCCATCAGCCGCTATTGTCATTCTTGATGTTCCAGCAGTTGAGAATCCTAATATGTCTGTTCCACCCCGATACATTCCTGTATTGTTATCATTATTCCATGTGTAAGAAGGTAGGCTCGCTGTTCCATCTGGAACTACTCTTATTCCCGTTCCTCCCCCAATACTAACATAACCTGTTCCATGTGGAGTTAGAATTATTCGTTCATCTGCACCTGCAACCATATTTATAGAACCTGTTGAAGAATGGCCTGTTGTAAGATATAGATTTTGATTTCCATTACTCTTCAATTGTGCTGTTCCTGAACCTGTTCCAAAAGTAGTCGTTGCCCCGTTGATAGTCGTTCCAGCATTGTTTGAGGTGAACCAATTTCCAATCGTCACAGAACCCGTTCCGTTGGGGTAAAGCGAGATGTCTCCGTTGGAGTTATCGCCGTCAATAGTTATCTGCGGAGGGAATGTGCCTCCTGTTTCCAATCTAAGTTGCTGACTACCACTTGAGGTCAATACTGCTCTCGCAGAACCCGTTCCAAAAGTAGTCGTTGCCCCTGCAATTGTAAGTGATTTAGTTCCACCTGTTGTAAATCCAATTGTATCTGCCGCACTTCTAAATATACCTGTATTAGTATCAGAAGTGAATGCGAATGAAGGTGCGCTTGCTGAACCATTATCTGCTCCATCGTTTGAATCACCACCTGCTGAAACAGTTTGCCAAGAACCATCTCCACGCAAAAACTTAGCAGTATCACTTGTTGTTGCAGGTGGAACTAAACCCGACTTAGAAGCATTAGATGAATCTGCTCCTTCATACTGATTAACTTCAAGTGTTTTA